ATACTGGATCTATTCTTAATTCAGGCATTAACTTCAAACCCTGTTCTCGTAGATCGCACCACTTACATTTGTAATCAGTCAACTGTGTCTGTTGCATAGCGTCGGGTAAGACTTGATGGTTATAAAACACATCCAGCCCCATATTCGCTGGCTTCCCTAATACCGGTGGTATTTCTTCCCGTCTTGCGATTTTTCACTCCTTCGGGGTGTCGCTAGACTTACCCACCGGAGGCCATTGGTCTTTAGAGCCTCCGATTAAATGTTTCATAGATCTGGTTAATAACCAAACATTCTTTCAAATCGGTGAACTGGGTCTTCATAATGCTCCCATTTACCATATTTAATATCAAAAAATGTGGGGACAGGGCGGCCTTCCCAAACCGCCTCTGCCTCCGTTGTCTCCTTCGTACGTGCCATGCCGTCCTTAGCAGCCTGTTTAGATTTCTTCCGATCAAAGTACGATCGTCGTCTTGTCTTCTGATGCTCTCTGTATTCGGATTTCGTGAAAAACACTCCACCGTCAATTAGCTGATCGTGTGGAACTGCAAAAGTACAGTCCCAACAATCGCAATATACTCCAGATACAGGTTCAACTTGAAGTGTGAACTGATTGAACCATACACCTTCGCCTATCCAAGCCACATTTATTCGAGTATGTGTCTCCTACTTAAAGAGCGTTGACACCCTAAAGCTCCACACTTACGACTTGCATGTGAATGCGTCTTTGTAAAATGTGATTCTGTTATATGCCCACAACGTGGACACTTATACTTGACTCCTGGAGGATTGTTCATTTAATTAGTCGACACATCTTCCTACTAAAATCGTATCTATATCCTTTTCTGCATTTAGGTTTACCGTTAACCCAAAACGCACTAATGAATTCATTGGTGTCACCACGCGTCTTTGGTCCTTGCCCAGCTTTAGAAGCTGACGTCGCATCCTGACGTGGTGACTCTTTAACAGGTCGTCTAATTCTAATCTTCCCTGTATATCTTGTAACACGCACCCGAGTTACCACGGGAGCTAAATTCGGATCAGTCATTGGACTACCCGAAACAAAATCTATCGGATACCTATCGGATTTGATAATAACCCGTTCGCCATCCTCAATTATAACTGTCTCATACTCCATCCTAAACACCCAAAATTAATAGGATTGAGTCGGAGTGAATTCCGCCCACACAAGACGCAACCACTATCAACAGTATCTTCCAGAAATGATCTGGGACTTTACCTTCAGTAGATAAATTTAACTTCATAATTATGCCATGTCTTTACAAAGAATCTTATCCAATACTGTAACTTCAAAGGTCGTAGTCGAACTTGCTTGTGACAGATAAAAAGCACCTAATCCTGCTGGTAAAAACGCTGTAAAAGACACCGTACCACCTGTAGTAGGAACTGCCTGGATATTTTCAATAATTTTCATTATTGATGGTCCATCATCATCAATATCATAAGGCGGCTTTTCTAACTCTTGATCTATAGCCAAATCAAGAATCTCTCCCGCAGCTTGATTACCAGAAGCCCTCAATGCAGCAAGAGGATTTGATGGTGACGATAAAACTTCATCTAAAGAAGAAGGCGTAACCACTTCCATTCTATCTAGATTATATGAGTGAATCATACCAACAGAATCGTATGTTCCCGATGCGTCGTCCGAAGGTGCAACATCAAAAGCATTCTCTTCACAGATGTGCAACGGAAAACGATCAGCCCAAGTCTCCCCAGTATCACCGGGTTTTGGACCCTGTCCATAAAGAGGTACAGTTGCTAGCTGAGTATAAAGCCACTCACCACCAGAAAAATAAACTTCGTCCCCAGGGGATGAAGCAATCACATTAGATTTAGTTGTAGCCGGTACCAATGTATCAAAATCATTACCTCTATGAGATGCGTCCAATAAAGGACGTATCGTCTTACCATATCGACCCATTTCTTCGCCCTCAACACCAGCGTTTTCAAACATCATGTTTCTATATGCATGGAATTTTCTAAAAGAATTTCGCATTTTCCATGAATTCGGCGCACTTGAAAAAATTAAAGTGGTCGATGCATTCGCTTTCATTTTAATTTGACATAAATAGCCAAATACATGACCATCGCGAGTTGTGATCTCTTCGTTTTTGCTATTAACCCTAGACAAATCACGTGCGATATTTAAATATCCTTTTTGAATCAGATTAACTGGTGCACCCTGATTCGTATCATTAGTGTAATGTAATTTAGTTTCCATATCTCCAATAGGAAAGGCTAACCCTGTATTAACCCCATACCCCTCTGCACCTATGACATACTGGATCTATTCTTAATTCAGGCATTAACTTCAAACCCTGTTCTCGTAGATCGCACCACTTACATTTGTAATCAGTCAACTGTGTCTGTTGCATAGCGTCGGGTAAGACTTGATGGTT